TCAGAACGCCAGTTCGGCGCTCACCTCAACATAGTCGATCGTCTTGTCGCCGTGTCCCTCCTGATAGTGCTTCGTCATCTTCTCGTCCGCGTGGCCCAGCAGCGCCTGGATGTATTCTTGCGGGAAGTTCTGCTGCTCGTACAGCCACGCACCTAAAGCGCGGATCTCGTGAAAAGTGGGGCGCTCACCGGCCGGCACATGGTCATATGCGTGCGCCGCGTCCCGCGCCTTGCTGAACTCCTTGGTCAGGTAGTCCGGCGTTACCGACGTCCAGTGATCCTTCGCGTCGATCTGTTCCCTTCGCCGGGCCTTCGGCTTGTAGTGGATCAAATAAGGCGACACCAGCGGCGATCGCAGGCACTCACCGACGACTTCACGCAGCGCGGCGCCCATGGTGATCTTCAGGTGGACCGGGTTGTCGTAGCCCTGGGTCTTGCCCGGCGACACCGTCAAGGTGTTCTTGTCCATGTCGACCGCCGACTTCAGCCAGGTCACGATATCCTCGCGGCGCTGAAGGCTGGCCAGTGCCAGGCGGATTGCCCGCTTCAGCCAGGGCGGAGTGGTCGCCGCGCCGATGATCGTCTGTAGTCCTTCCAGCGTGTGCCGCTGGCGCTTCTTCTCGGCTTCCTTTTTGACCAGCGTCAGCTCGGCGCAATTGCGCTCGGCCAACCCCTTGGCCACGGCGAAAGCGAAGATCTGCACCCACAGCCCGCGATGCTTTGTGTAGGCGTTGTTGCTGAACTGGTCCAGGTATTCAGCCATGGCCAGCACATCCATCTGTCGCCGAAAAGCGCGCGCTGGTCCTGCTTGTCGAACCACATCATTCGGCTGGCGCTGCACGGGTCGAGGACCTTCGCTGCTGCACTCATCACCGCGGCCCCTTGTAGCAGTACACGTAGGCGAACCAGGCGAGGGCGATCATAGCGCCACCTGCTTGGCTTTGCGTTCGAGCTTGTTCCAGCGGCGGACCACCGCTTCTTCGGAGCAGGCGTGCTGGAGCTTGAACTCACAGCCGCGGCATTCAACCCAGCTCGCGGCATTCGCGGCGCTGTCGATCTCCAGATCATCGTCGCCGCATTCAGGACAAGGTTTCGGTTTTGGATCGCTCACGAGATCACCGCCTTTATGGTCAGTACCAATGGAAGCCAGAAGAAGAGGGTGCAGCCGAGTAAGCACTTGGTGATCATGGCTGCACCCGCTTGAACTCGACGACCCAGACCCAGGGGTTGGCGTCCCAGTCGCCGCCGGTGGAGTTCCACAACTCCTTCCAAGCCGCCGGGTACCGGATCGCCCATACGAAGACGAAGCCGATCTGATCAGCGATGAGCGCGAGTCGGCCGGCATCAACCTGGATAAAGACGATGCCATCGACAAACCTGGCGCAGGCGGACAGCCAACTGCTGGAGCAGACGACGCGCCACTCGGTAATGCTGGAGCGGCTTAAAGCCGGCGAGGTCAAGAAGTTCGAGAAGTACCTGCGCCAGATCGACACGCTTGTGCGGGTGCAGTTGACGCGCAAGGAGCTGACTACCTACAGCCGGGACCGCCTTGAGCAGTTCCTGGCCCGAGTGGATGGCAAGCTGCTCGAGATCTACAAGGCCTACGGCAACCTGGTGCAGGCCGATCTGGTTGATATCGCTCTGTACGAGTCGACTTTTGAGGCCAACAGCCTGAGTAACGCGCTGTCCATCGATGCGGTGGTGCCGAGCAACACAGTGATCCGGGCGGCGGTGTTTTCCTATCCCCTACAGGTGAAAGGCATCGACGGCGGCAAGCTGCTGAAGAGTTTCGTCAGTGGCTGGACGCGCACGGAGACGATGCGCGTGACGAACACCATTAGGCTCGGGTTCGGCCAGGGTCAGACGAACGCCCAGATCATTCAGGCGATTCGCGGCACCGCAGCTCAGAACTTCACGGACGGCGTCTTGGCGGTGAGCAATCGCAACGCCGCATCCGTAGTGCAGACGGCAATCCAGCACGTGGCCACGACGGCGCGAATGGAGACGCTGAAAGCCAACAGTGACGTGGTGCTGGGCTATCGCTGGGTGTCGACACTCGACCGCAAGACCTCGCAGCAGTGCAAGGGCTTGGATGGCATGCGGTTCGACCTGGGCAAAGGACCGCTGCCGCCGGCGCACATCAACTGCCGGTCACCGTCCCGCTGTCGTTTTCATATCGGTCCGACACCACGCCATAACCCGCCCGTTGGGCAAATCCTGAACCCGCCTCTGCGCGGGTTTTGTCATTTCTGCAAAGAGGAAAACCCATGTCTGTTTACTTCCCCAACGGGGCGACGCTTTCAATCTCCAGCGGTTTCGCCGCCGCCAAGCTGATTTCGGCAATCAGCAACGCGAACCCGGGTGTCGCTACCAGCGCCGCAAACGGCTTCGCCAATGGCGATATTCTTCTGATCACCTCCGGTTGGGAGGACATCAACGAGCGCGCCGTGCGCGTATCCAACGCGGCGGCAGGCGCATTCACCCTTGAAGGCATCGACACGTCCAACGTGGCTTTCTTTCCCGACGGAATCAGCGGCGGTACCGCCAAGAAAGTGACGGGCTGGGTAGCCGTCAACCAGGTTATTGGCAACTCCATGTCCGGCGGCGAGCAGCAATACTGGACTTACGCGCCGCTCGAAGCGCGCCGTGACAAGCAGATCCCCACCACCAAAAATGCGCAGGCGTTCGCTTTCCAACTGGCTGACGATGACAGCCTGGCCTGGTACGAAGAGCTGGATAAGGCCGATCGGGAGAAGGAAGTGCGCATCTTGCGTATGTCGCTGCCCAACGGCAAAACGATCTACTACGCAGGCTATGCATCCTTCAACAAGACCCCAACGCTGGTGCGCAACGAAGGTGCGGCCGTTTCCTTTGGCTTCACCATCAACGCTGAAATCACCGCGTATCGCGCGCCGGTTGCCGCTGGCGGCGGGGCCTGATCATGGCGAAGTTCAAGATTGCGCAAGCGCCAACTTTCGCCGGTGCGGTGATGGTCCCGGTAGTTGGCCAAGACCCGGTGAAGGTTGAATTCACTTTCAAATATCGGGACCGCATCGAACTTGCCGCGCTGTTCGATGGATGGAATCAGCGACAAAAGCAAAGTCTCGAACAGTTCGGCGACAAGCCTACGATGTCGCAGATCGTTGCGGTCGACACCGAAAACCAAGTGCAGCAGATCAAGGATCTGGTTGTTGGCTGGGAGTTCGATGACAAGTTCGACGACGAGGGCATTAAGGCGCTGGTGACGTCTTGCCACGGTGCAACCGAGGCCGTGGTAAATGCTTACCAAACGGCCTACGCCAAGGCCCGCACGGGAAACTGATTCGCGCCGCCCGCGCCATGTATGAGCCTCCTCCGAGTGCGGAGCAACTTGCCGCATTCGGGTTGGACGCTGAGGACATCGAAGAGGAATTCGAAGTTTGGCCGTGCCTTTGGCGTGCTTTCCTCCTGTTCAACAGGATGTCCACTCAATGGCGTGTCGGCGCCGGCGGCGCAACTGGTCTCGACTACAGCAGCATCCGCGACGTGGCCGGTTTCCTCGCCATCAAGAAAAAGAAACTCGCTGAAATCTTCCCAGACCTTCAGGTGCTGGAAGGCGAAGCCCTGCGCGTCATGGCAGAGGAAAGGGAAAACAGCCCGTAAACGCGGGCATCTATTCAAGGTGAGTCGATGAACATTGCAGAACTCGGCGTCAAGATCGACTCGGCCGACGCTATTCAGGCCAAAACCAGCCTGGATGAAATGGCGAAGGCCGGCGGCCGCGCCGAGCAGTCCGCCGTTTCGTTGATGAACGAAATGCAGGCGCTGGAGAAATCGCTCTCTACCAACGCTAAGACCACGCAGGATCTGGCAAAACAGCGGGAAGCATTGGCGAAGCTGACCAAGACCGGCGCCTATGGCGAGGCTGAGGCCGCCAAGATTTCTGCGCAGCTCGACAAGCAGCAGGTGGCGCTGGCCAAGTCGACGATGGATGAGCAGAAGGCCCTGAATAGTCTGCTGGGCGCCATTGACCCGGCCCGCGCTGCACTGGCGAAACTGGATACTCAGGTCGAGCAACTGGGCAAACACTTGGATGCCGGCCGGATCAGCCAGGACGAGTACAACACCGCCCTGGGCAAGATCGACAAGGACTACGACAAGCTCAACAAAACTGCCTCCGGGTTCGAAAAGTTGCGGCTCGGCTCGCGCCAGGCGCAGGAAAACGTCGTGCAACTGGGTAATGCGTTGTCTTCGGGAGACTGGGGTAGCGGCGTACGCGCAGTTGCGCAATTGGGTGCCGGTGCGGGCGAGGGGGCGGCGGGGCTGCTCGCAATTCTTGGTCCGCTTGCGCTCGCCACCGCTGCGGTGGGTGGGCTGGCATACGCTTTCTACAAGGGCAGCGAGGAACAGGACAGCTACAACAAATCGCTGATCCTGACAGGTAACTACGCAGGTGTGAGTGCCGGACAATTGGGCGACATGGCCCGTCAGGTCAGCGCAACCGTAGGCACCACTGGCCAAGCAGCAGCCGTGCTGGCTTTGCTGGCCGACAACGGAAAGATCGCCGGCGAGAGCTTCACCGGAATCACCCAAGCAGCCGTGTCGATGCAGGAAGCGACAGGCAAGGCGGTGAGCGAGACAGTTGCCGAGTTTTCCAAGCTCGCTGACGACCCGGTCACCGGACCGTACGTCACGAAGGACGGCGTGATCACCGACAACCCTGAACTGGACCAATGCGACGCCACGCTGGGCAAGGGCTGCATTCCGCGTTTCGGCGAAGGAAACCCGCTGCCGTTCGGCGGCTTCCCGGCCGTTTCCCTGATCGCACGGAGCTGACATGCGAAAGCACATCTTGAATGCGATCCAGGCGCACGCGGCGGCCGAGTACCCGAAAGAGTGCTGCGGGCTGCTGCTGGCGATCGGGCGCAAGCAACAATACTTCCCCTGCATCAACGTATCGACCGAGCCGAACGAAGAGTTCCGAATCGACCCCGAGGAGTACGCGGCGGCCGAGGACATCGGCGAAGTGATCGGCGTGGTGCATTCGCATCCGGACGCTACCAGCAGGCCGTCCCCGCGTGACCTCGCCATGTGCGAAGCGACCGCGATGCCTTGGCATATCCTGAGCTGGCCGGAAGGTGACCTGCGTACCATCGTGCCGACCGGCGAGGTGCCGCTGCTGAAACGGCCATTTGTGCACGAGGCGTGGGACTGCTGGCAGGTTTGCGCCGATTGGTACAAGCGCGAGTGGGGGCTGGAATTCGAAGCGTTCAAGCGCGCGGATGGCTGGTGGGAGAGCAAGGAAAACATCAGCCTGTACGAAGCAAACTACGAGGCCGCCGGCTTCTACCGAGTCGACCAGCCGCAGCGCGGCGACATGATCGTGATGGAAGTGGGGCGCACCGTTTACCCGAACCACGCCGGGATATTTCTCGGCTCCGATCCGGCGCTGCCGGGTGAAGATGCCGCGACTTTCGGCCCTGGTCCTTTTCTTTTGCACCACCTGTATGGCAGGCCGTCGGAGGTTATCGTTTTCGGTGGCCCATGGTTTGATCGTACCCGCCTGATCCTTAGGCACAGAAAAACTAATGCTGAGCGTTAACTGGCTTCATCGCAGCACACCGTCTTACCTGAATTGCAAGAGATGCAATCATAGTGTTATCGGCAGGGTCAGTTATATTGGCCGATGTCTTCAGGTATTTTTGGTAGACGCTATCATCAAGATAGGCTAGTGCCTGTATCTTTAATTTTGACTTTAATTTTAATGCTGGGGATCTGACTTCTCGATCAATGTCTTGAGCGGCTATAGTGGCGTCGCCAAGTTGTTTGTATATAGCTAAGGCATCATTGCAATATTTTGACCTGGCTTGGAAGTCTCTATCTTGTAAAAGAGATTCTCTTTCTTTGGCTGATTTCAAATTCTCTAATGCTACTAATTGTTCCTGCCTAATTCGCTCAATCGATAGCGTGCTTTCTTGCTTTAGTTTTTCAAGTACTTTATTCGTTTGGTTGTTTTCGTAAGTTGCGTATCCTGCCGTAAGCGATGTGAAAATAACCGATACCACTGCGACCCAGTTCGCCCCGCTCATTGAACGCTCCCTATTGTCAAAGGTCGAGATCATAGCGAACAGCCACATTCTGTGCACCTTCAGGTTTTGGATCGCTGAATAGAGCAATTTCTCTCTACGGTTTCAGGTGGTAGAGTTCTGCTAAAACAGAGAGGGAAGGAAATGCGGATTTTGATAGTGGCGTTGGCGGTAACACTGTTGGCGGGGTGCGTGTCGCCCGGCGACCTCCAAAAAAATGATCCAAGCTTCAAGGCAGCCACAGCGAAAGACCCGAAGCGCTACGCGCTATGCGTGTTTCCGAAATGGCAGGACGCCAGAAGCGATGCCTCGATGTCCGAGACAGAAAACGGATACAGATTGCTGGTCGCGAGCAACAATATGACCGACGAGCTGCTGGATATACGAAAAGCACCGAAGGGCAGTACCGTAACGCTGTATCAGCGCATGGCATGGTCGCCGGGCTATGGTCGAGGAGACATGAAGCAGGCGATAAAAGATTGCCTCTGAATATCAATAAACAGCCGCCGAAAGGCGGTTTTTTTATGTCTGGAGAAAGCCGTGACAGCAACTGCACATTGCCGCCCGATGATGACAACCATTCTTTTATCCGGTCCGCTGATTAAACGGTTCGGGCGAGTGCACTACCGCGAACTGGGCAGCCGTTCCGTAGGGGAGGCGTTCAAGGCGCTAAAGTGCACGCTAGAGGGATTCGACGCAGCGATCAAAGACTTGGAGCTGCGCGGTCTGCGCTTCGCCATTTTCCGGAACAGAAAGAACGTACCTGAGAAGGATTTCGCGCTGGGCGGCGCTCAGGAGATCCGCATCGTGCCGGTGGTTGGCGGCAGCAAGCGTGCTGGCCTGCTTCAAACGATCATCGGCGCAGTCCTGATTGCTGCATCGTTCATTCCGGGGTTTCAGGCTTTGGCCCCGGTGGGCATTGCACTCGTTGCCGGCGGTGTCATCCAAATGCTCAGTCCGCAGGCCTCGGGCCTAAAGCAGAGCGCCTCCCCTGAAAACTCCCCGTCCTACGCCTTCGGCAGCGCCAAGAACACCACCGCCAGCGGCAACCCGGTACCGATCTGCATCGGCGAACGCCGGTGGGGCGGCATGATCATCTCAGCCTCCATCCTGGCTGAGGACAAAGTGTAAAAAGTTTATGACTGAGGGGAGGCGGAAGGGCGCGGTTGCTTCTTAAAGTTTGAGGTCCGAATGTACCTGGCAAGCATCCATAATCCGCTACCAACTGCGGCAAACACTAGAGCGAAAATCAATTCGGCAAATCCCTGACCAATCTGTTGGGGCGTTACATATCTGGAGAGCATTTTTACCGAAGAGGTGATGATTGTGTATGCAGTGAAAATCCACAGCACGGCTGAAATTGCGTACACCGGAAGCGAAAGGGTTGTTCGTAGCCAAGCTGGAGCTTTTTTCATCAGCACTTATTTCCTTGATGACTGAGTCGAGCGCCTCATCGTAGGAGGGCTCAGCATGCGAATTCTATCATCACGATTTTTAGAGAAATGCCATTAAGCCGCCCAAGAGGCGGTTTTTTAATGCCTGGAGGAAAGCATGGGCGCACCAGCAAAGATCGACATCCACGGCGAGAAGGGCGGCAGCAGCAAGCCGAAGTCGCCGACCGAAGCCAGCGACAGCCTGCGCTCGACCAACCTTGCAAAGCTGCTCATCGCCGTAGGCGAGGGTGAATTCGACAGCGTCCCGACCGACTACGACATTTATCTGGACAACACCCCAATTCGCGATGCCAGCGGCAACTACAACTTCCCGAACGTGAAGTGGGACTGGCGCCCGGGCTCGGTGGATCAGACCTACATCCCGGGCATTCCGTCCGTAGAGAACGAGACGTCGCTGAACATCGAGCTGCGCAGCGATTCGCCGTGGGTACGCTCGATCACGAATACCCAGCTTTCCGCCGTTCGCATGCGGCTGGCCTGGCCGGCGCTGCAACGCTCGGATGACCAGGGTAACGTCGGCGGTTACCGCATCGAGTACGCGTTCGACGTGGCCACCGATGGCGGCGCCTATCAGCAGGTGCTGGTGGACGCAGTCGACGGCAAGACCACCACGCGCTACGAGCGCTCGCGTCGCATCGATCTCCCGGACGCCACCACTGGCTGGCAGATCCGCGTGCGCCGCCTTACCCCGAACCAGAACACCAACAAGATCGCCGACACCATGCTGGTGGCCGGTTACACCGAAGTTATCGACGCCAAGCTGCGCTACCCGAATACCGCGCTGCTCTACATCGAATTCGACGCCGAGCAGTTCACCAACATCCCGGCCGTCACTGTGAAGTGCAAGGCGCGCCGCTGGATGGTCCCGAGCAACTACGACCCGATCGCCCGCACCTACACCGGGACGTGGGACGGCTCGATGAAATCGGCCTGGACCAATAACCCGGCGTGGATCACCTACGGCATCTGCACCGAAGACCGGTTCGGCCTGGGCAAGCGTATCAAGCCCTTCATGGTCGACAAGTGGGAACTGTACCGCATCGCCCAGTATTGCGATCAGCTGGTGCCGAACGGACTGGGCGGCCAGGAACCGCGCTTCCTTTGCGACATGAACTTGCAAGGCAAGGCTGATGCCTGGTCGCTGCTGCGCGACATCTCGGCGATTTACCGGGGCATGACGTACTGGGCTCAGGGTCAACTGGTGATGCAGGCTGACATGCCGCGCGCGCAGGACTTCGACTATGTGTTCACCCGGTCGAACGTGATCGACGGTAAGTTCTCCTACGGCAGTGCCTCTGCGAAGACGCGGTACACCCGGGCGCTGGTCAGCTACGACAACCCGGCGAACAACTACGACACCGACGTCATTCCCTTCGCTGACCTTGATCTTCAACGCCGCTATGGCGATCGTCCGACCGAGCTGAGCGCCATTGGCTGCACTCGTGCCTCCGAGGCCCAGCGCCGTGGCAAGTGGGCGATCCTCAGCAACAACCAAGACCGCACGGTTTCGTTCAAGACTGGCATGGAGGGTGTAATCCCGCTGCCCGGTCACATCATCCCGGTGGCTGATTCTCTGCTGGCTGGCCGTGAAGTTGGCGGCCGGATCTCGGCGGTGGCGGGGCGGGTTATCACGCTCGATCGCGACACCCAAGGCAAGGCCGGCGACCGGCTGATTATCAACCTCCCGGGCGGCGGCGCCGAAGGCCGCACAGTGCAGAGCGTCAGCGGACGTGCCGTGACTGTCACAGTCGCCTACAGCGAACCGCCGGTTGCACAGTTGCAATGGGCGCTCGATGCCGATGATCTGGCGATCCCGCTGTATCGCGTGCTGCGCACCAAGCGCACCACCGAGGGCGATTACGAAATCAGCGCGCTCCAGTTCGAACCGAGCAAGTTCGCTTTCATTGACACCGGCGCACGCCTGGAAGAGCGCCCGATCAGCGTGATCCCGATCACCGTCGTTCCGGCGCCGGTGAGCGTATCACTGTCGTCGACGTCGTCGGTGGTGCAGGGGCTGGCCGTGGCCACCATGACGATCAGTTGGCCAGCTGTCGATGGCGCGGTCGGCTACGACGTGGAATGGCGCAAGGACAGCGGCAACTGGATCAAGCTGCAGCGCACTGGCATGACCAACGTGGACGTGGTCGGCATCTACGCCGGTGCTTATGTGGCCCGGGTGCGCGCGGTGAGCGCGTTCGATATCACATCGCCGTGGCGAAACTCGATCCTGACCAACCTCAGCGGTAAGCAGGGGCTGCCGCCGGCGCTGGCGTTCCTGACTGCCACGCCGCTGTTGTTCGGCATCTATCTAAAGTGGGGCTTCCCTGCTGGCGCCGAGGACAGCCAGCGCACGGAGATCTGGTACGGGCCGACGACTGATCTGGAAGCAGCGACCAAGCTGACAGACCTGGCCTATCCGCAGAGCGATTTCTCCATGCTCGGCCTGCGCGCCGGCGTGACCTTTTACTTCTGGGGCCGAATCGTCGACAAGATCGGCAACATCGGTCCGTGGTATCCGATTGGGCTTGGCGTGCAGGGGCAATCCAGTTCCGACGCAGCAGCCATTCTCGAGATGATCGCGGGCGAGATCGGCCGAACCGAGCTGGGGCAAGACATCCTCGACGAGATCGACAAGATCCCAGGCCTGCAGGCGCAGATCGATGCGCTCGACGGGCTGAAAGGCTACAACCCAGACGCCACCTACGAAGAGTACGACCTGGTGGTGCAGGGCAAGCGGATCTACCAAGCCACCGGCCCGGTACCGGTCGAAACTCCTCCGCCGAACCCGCTCTACTGGCTCGATGTTGGGCAGACTGTTGAGACTGCGAACGGACTCGCTCAGCAGGTCGCCACCAACACTGCCGAAATAACCGAACTCGATGGCGTGGTGACCGCGCAAGCGACAGCATTTCAGGCGCTACGGGCATCCTACCGAGACGACGATGGAGAGGGTGACGCTCAAGACGCGTTGCGCGGCTGGAATGCCACGACCAGCTTTGCCGAAGAGGTCAAGGTTCGGGCAACGCAGAACAGCGCGCTGACGCAGCGGGTCACAACGCTTGATGCGGAAGTGGGCGAGAACTCGGCCAACCTGACTGAGCTGGAACAGACGGTCGCCACAAACGAAGAAGCCACTGCCACCAAAATCACGCAACTGACCGCCACGGTCGGAGACAACACATCCGCCATTCAGGAAACCTCCGAAGCTTTTGCAGATCTCGACGGCAACCTGAAAACGATGTGGTCGGTAAAGATGTCGGTTACTGCGAATGGTCAGTACGTGGCTGCGGGCATCGGCCTTGGCATCGAGAACGTGAATGGTGTTTTCCAAAGCCAGTTCCTGGTTGCTGCTGATCGGTTCGCGATCGTCAACACGATTGCGGGCGGTGCGATCTCTGTACCGTTTGCGGTGCAGGGTGGCCAGGTGTTCATGAATTCGGCGTTCATCGCCGACGGTACGATCACCAACGCCAAGATCGGCAGTTACATCAGCTCGACCAACTACATTGCCGGCGTACAAGGCTGGATCCTCAACAAAGACGGAACGCTTGAAATCAACGGCATCGTGCCCGGTCAGGGGCGGCTGGTGATCAACTCGCTGAACGTCTCGGTCTACGACGCAAACAATGTACTGCGTGTCCGTCTTGGCTATCTGGGGTGAACTATGGCTTATGGAATGAGGATCTGGGGCGCTGATGGCGTACTTCAGGTCGATGAGAATTCATTCACCATTCGGGTGCTGTTCTCCACGCTGGTCACGTTCGCTCTTGGGGCCAGCAAAGGGAATCAAGATTTCTCGGTTCCTGGCATATCGCCGGGCAACGGGACGGCAATCGTGGTTCCCATCGGCGCATACCCAGATTCGCAAATGCAATTTGAAACTGAAGTCCTCGACGGCTTGGTGCGGGTTTACAACCACACGCGCACCTATGCCGCCAGCTTCACGTCGTCTGGCACTATGCGGTTGATCGTAATGAGGTGGGGTTGATGGCTTTTGGACTGCAATACACCAACAACACCAACACAGTGGTCATCGATTCTGAGTTCGCCAGGCTAATGGTGATCTCCACCGGCAGGTTTGCTCCCACGGAAGATGGAGGTCTTGGGTCGACGACTTATTTCGTTCGCCCCGTGACTTCGCAGGAGCCACCCTTGGTGTTCGTGCGACCCGACACTGTTGGCGGCGTTGCTGGCCTGTGCAGGATGCGGCTTATCGGTTCGGCGGGGAACTGGACCGGCTTTTATGTTCGGGCGTATGACGCAAATACCGCTCAACCGAACGGGCGCTACTTCGTTGCAGCTTTCGCTGCGCAGCCGGTGGCGCAATACGGCATGCGTCTCTGGGATGGTGCGGGGAAGTTGCTTTTTGATTCGGGCACACCCAACGCGACATTCAGCCGGGCTTTCCAGAACTGGAACTACGTCAAATATGACACCACCCCACAAGGGCTGACACGAATCTACTACTCGGTACCGTTCAACTTTCCGCAAAACGAATACATGCTGCTGAACAACTTCGGCATGCCGATGACTTCCGGCAGCGGTATTCCCCGAGAACTCTATTGCTGGTGGGACTTTACCAATAGCACGCTCTACGCAATCACCATTGCGGCTTCGAACCCGTCTGCGTTCTTCCTGCCCGCCGTCTTCGCAAAAATCGCTGCTTAAGCCCTCAAAGGAAAATATCCATGACCTGGTACAAATCAGGAACGGTCTCTGTTGCCCAAAATTCCAATGCGGTGGTGGGTGTCGGCACGGCTTTCATCGCGAACTCACGTGTCGGTGATGCCTGGATCGGCCCAGATAGCGGGCTGTACGAGGTCATCAACATCGCGAGCGATACCGCTCTATCGATCTCGCCGCCGTACAAAGGGTCTACGGTCGCGGGCGGAACCTACGCCCTCGCACCGATGCAGGGCTATTTGAAAGCCACCGCCGACGCGCTCCGTCAGGCATCGCTTGAGGTGGGCGATGCGCTCGATGGATTGGAGGAGAGCGTGCAGTCGGCGGCTGAGTCGGCTGCGGCCGCGCTTTCTTCCAAAAACACGGCAGCTCAGTCGGCAGCCGCTGCTGGTCAATCCGAAACTGCATCGTTGGATTATAAAAATGCGGCGGGTCTTTCGGCAAACGCGGCGGCGCAGTCCGAAGCGGCATCGCTTAACTATAAGAATGCTGCCGGTACGTCCGCAACCAACGCCGGACAATCGGAACAGGCTGCCCTTGGTTACAAGGACGCTGCGGCAAACTCAGCACTCAGCGCCGCAGCTTCGGCCGGAGCAGCTGCAGCGCTCGGCGTTGGCCGGGGCTACATCGACGGACTAACGCTCGGCTGGGTGTCAGCTACGTCGATCAGCGTCGGCGCGGGCAGTGCGTACATCCCTTCGGTCAACAAGGTTGTCAGTTACGCAGGCGGCACTTTCACGCCATCGGGGGCGGCTAACAGCTTCATTCACGTTTACCTGACCGCTGCTGGTGACATTGAACAGGCCGCGACCGTGCCGTTGCGCTACTACAACCAAGCACACCAGAAAACAGGGGACAACTCACGCCGTTACATCGGCTCGCTGCTGGTAGGGGCGGCGAGCAACATCTACAAATTTCACCACCATCCGCTCGATTCGTCGATGAGTTATACCTTCGGCAACCCATCCGTAGCACCATTCCGAATTCTCAATGGGGTAACAGGGATCGGCAGCGCCAGCACAGCGGCAAGCTGCCCGACGACAGCGCACACGTTGGCAGGTTCTTTCCAGACAAGCTCGGGCGGTATCGCGCAGTTCACGCCATCCGACGCTGGCACGGCGGCATCGGTAGGGTGGCAGGTGTTCGTTTCGGCGGGGACGGTGCAGAACGGAACCTGCCGTATCGCTGACGATAGGACCATCACCTATTGGACGTCTTCTTCGAACCTCGCCTACATCTACACGCTCGGCTACTACTTCGACAGGTGACGAATATGCCTTATGCAATTACAGCTACCGGCTGGAGAGCGATTAACCCCGACATGGAGTTGCAGGACGGGGAAACTTTCGCTGAGGAGATTCCGCAGTGGCTCATAAATGCGAGTGCCGCGGCGGATGCGCTGCGCGAGGCATCACGCATCGAGGAGGAATGGCGAGCTACCGAGATTTTGGAGATCAACGACCAGTTGATGGCGCTGGAGGAGGGGGCCGAAGCGCTCCCGGTCACGCGTGAGCAGTGGCTAGCCTATCGAACCCGAGTCAGGAACTGGAAGGAAGGGGCAGAGGGATTCCCCGAGCCAGCCAATAGACCGTGGCGCCCAGCCGCATCAACCAACCGCAACCCGCCATAGAGCGGGTATTTTTTTGCCTGGAGAAAACAGATGCCTATCACCCAACAGCAACTGCTGCAGATCCTCCCGAACGCCGGCGCAAGAGCCGGCGTTTTTGTTCCTGTCCTCAACACGGCGATGCAGCGCTACCAGGTCGTCGGTGCCAAACGGGTGGCTGCGTTCATTGCCCAGATCGGGCATGAGTCCGGCCAGTTGCGGTACGTCCGGGAGATTTGGGGGCCGACACCGGCCCAGGCACGGTACGAGGGGCGGGCAGACCTCGGCAACACCAAGCAGGGCGACGGCCTCAAATACCGCGGCCGTGGCCTGATCCAGATCACCGGCCGGGCGAACTATGCCGCATGTGGCGAGGCGCTGGGCCTGGACCTGATCAATCAGCCGGAACTGCTGGAGCTACCGCAGCATGCTGCGATGTCGGCGGCATGGTGGTGGGCCACGCATGGGCTGAACACTCTGGCCGATGCCGGCGACAACTCGAACATCGGCAGCATCATCAACACTGATCGGCGCGGGCGCACTCCAAACGGCGCAGATGAGCGCCAAGCTTTGTACGAGAAAGCTTTGAATGTTCTCGGCTGATCATGCCGTTTTTGGCATGTAACCAACAACATGGTAGTCGCTCCAACCTGCCTCACCTTTATCACTGGGTTTCACACCAGGTTCAGCCACAAGCACATACCCCCAGGCTGAAGCGTCGATATGCGGCCGGTAAATTCTCAGTGCGAATTGGTCGAGGCCTTCCTCGTTCAGGATGATGCTGATCCCCCGATTATCGATCCTGATATTGGTATTGCCGATGGTGAATTCAGCAGGCGCATGTTTGGCATCGGCACCGAGCGCCGCGCCGATCCCTGCGATTGTAATTTCCCTTTTGGTAGGCATTTCCAACTCCGTAGGTTATCGATTCCGGAACTCTTATATAGCAGAGGATTAGCGTGTGTTCAGTTACATGAAGCTTTTAGGCGTCATCGCAATGATCGGTATCGGCTTCGGGAGCGCCTGGCAGTTTCAAGATTGGCGCTACGGCAAGCAATTGGCCGAGCAGTCCCAGCTGCATACCGAGACCCTGAACCAGTTGACGAATGCCGCGGCAGCTGCGCAGCAGGTCGAGCAGGACAAGCGCATGGCGCTCGAGCAGCGGCTGGCGAGCAGTGAAAAAAAACACTTCGAGAAAATGACCGATGCCCAACGTGACCAAGATCGCTTGCGCGATCGCCTTGCCACTTCTGATCTGCGGTTGTCAGTCCTCCTCGACGCAACCGACGCTGCCAAAGGCTGTGGGATGCCAGCCACCGCCGGCGCCGGCGGCTTGGATCATGCAGCCGTACGAGCCCAACTTGACCCGGCGCATGCTCAACGAATTATCGCCATCACCGACACCGGCGACCGTGGACTGATCGCGTTGCAGGCGTGCCAGGACTATGTGCGAAACTTGCAATATTGCTGGCCCTCCGCCACGCTTGCGGAGGCTCAACTCCTGAACCATCATTCCTTTTTGATGATGGGGTTATGTACGTGGACAAGCGACTTGCAGGGCTTTCGTTCTTGATGACCCTCGTTTGGGTTACGGTCGTCCTGGCAGTGATGTATTGGATGTCGCAGTGAATATAAAGGGTGAATCGCTGTGGAAGGCGTAGTGATGGGCGACAAAATGCAGCGAGAGGTCGATCGTCTCCTGGCGCAAAACGTCCGGACGGACTCGATGATCACAGCGGTGAAGGCGGGAGCGCGGGCGGAGGGCTTCGCCTTGGGCTTGAAACTGCCGGCGCGTTGCGCTCCGGCGATGCTGAAAGGCTTCACATCATTTTCGAAGCCGCGCTAGTGGAGCACCTGAAAACCTTGTCGCAACGATGAATCATTCGGCCGACTCGATCAGTTCCGGCCCCTGATTGCGTACGTTACCCACGGCGCGGTCAACCTTGAACCACTCGAAAGCCTCGGATGGTTCGCCCTCATGCAACACCATCTGTTCAGCGCGTTCTTTAGGCGTGGCCGGGTCCAACCATTCCCGCGCGAGCTCTGGCGAGAGAACCACCGGCCGCCTGTCGTGAATGTCGACCATCCCGCCGGCGCTATCGGCAGTGATGATCACAAATCCGTCGTGCTCGCCAGGTTCGTGCTCCTCGTTCGGGTATTGGCCGATTGCGGCGCAAAGGATTGGGGATTGGTCGCGGTGCCGGATCAGGTAGGGCTGCTTTTTCGGCCCGCCTTCGTCTACCCATTCGAACCAGTTGTTGATCGTGATGACTGCCCGATGCGGCCAAATCGCGCGGAAGAACGGTCCGTGGGCGACTTTCTCCACGCGGGCGTTAATTGGCGCGGCGCGGTCTTTCGCCCAATGCGGGCGCCATCCCCAGCGAACCATGTCCGCGTGCAGAAACTCGCCTTCCTGGTGGAAGAGGGCCAATTGAGTGGTCGGCGCGGCGTTGTACCGCTCAAAGGGCTGCTCGCCGGTCGAGTTGATTAGCGCGTTCGGCATGCTGAGCGCTGCCACGAAGTCGTGGATTCCGCTGTACTGGGAAAGTCGTCCGCACATTGCGCCTTAACAATTCCACGACGCTTTCGAGTTCTGCAGGTTATTTAATTTCCAGTTCTGTTTTCTTTCCGCCAGGTTATCGGTCGAGTAGCGGTACCGGGCAATCTGGATCGAACCACTGGAATCTTTTCTGGGCTGGGTCCGGGATGTAGGTTTGGGTGGATGGATCGAACACCGGCACGATCCAATACACCGCCTCGGATGAGCGCATCAAGGAGGAAATCAATTACGTTCAAGACACCTCAGGCGACCTTTCGCTAGTCGAGTCCTTGAGGCCTGTTACTTACAGATTCTCACAGCGTGGGCCGGTTTCTCAGTCGAGCGTAAAACGAGGGTTCATCGCTCAGGACGTGATACTTTCGGATTCTTCATTGGTAACGGGTGAGATCATCGAGGGCGAAACGAAGGATAACATTACGTCAATTCTCTCCCTTGATTCGCTCGGTCTCGTTTCTTACTTGGTTGGCGCGGTTCAAGAGCTTTCATCGAAAAACCATCAGCTCGAAAGCCGAATCAGGGCGCTTGAACAAGTCCAATAGATTACCGTTTTGATACGCCCGCCATTGACGAGCAGGTCGAAGTGATACGGGGATGGGCGGCAGCTTGAGTGGGTTATTAGCCCATATGTACCGCCGCCCCTCACCTGAAAATAGAAATGACAACAAAATATTGGGCGAGTACCATCCACTGAATTTGAAATCAGGGATTGAGCATGGACACAAGAAGCAGACAATTTTCCGTAGGCTTAGATATAGCTCGAGTGGTAGCTTGCATACTGGTTGTAGTTGTACATATATCCGCAAATGATTTTTTTGTGTTCAGTGAAAAATGGTTTTCGGCCAATTTCTTTGATTCTCTGGCTAGGGCTTCTGTACCCATATTCTTCATGATTACAGGAGCATTGCTCGTATCGAGAGATGAGGGGGTATTTCCATTTTATAAGAGTCGGGTTGGTAGGGTTCTTCAACCATTGATATTCTGGTCAGTCATTTATGCTGCGGTATATTGGAAAGAATATCCAGGGATTTTCGGCAGCATTAAGTTGCTACTGACTGCGCCTTCGTATGGGCATCTTTGGTATTTTTACTCTCTTCTCGGCATTTACGTATTACTGCCTTTCTTGGGGAAGATATTTAGAAATTCAACTAATAATGAGCGGTTGATGTTTCTCGGTGCTTGGTTCCTGTGTAACTGTGTTTGGGGTACGTTAGGGCAGTTTGTAGTCCCCGGAGTCGATCCCATAAAGCTATATTCGCTGTTCAGCTTTACTGGGTATTTCGGTTTTGTCTTCCTCGGAGCCTATCTCTTTGACAGAAACCAAAACAAAGGCGGCATGGGATGGCTGGCACTAAACCTCTTCCTAGCTTTTGTTGGGTCCGCAGGCACGTGCTATCTGACATATCTCGTTTCCGTACGAGCCGGTCACCCTTTGCAAACCTTCTATGTTTACCAGTCACCACTCATAGTCTTCGCGGCTTGCGCTGTTTTTAATATTGCTTTGATGATTCGATCGGTTCCTGCTTTCATTAGGCCGATCGTTTCTGCGATCTCTGCTTGTTCACTTGGGATATATGCATTTCACCCGCTCGTGATGGACGTCCTAATACGATATTTCGATCTCAACAATCCTGATGTTTCCGGATGGATAACGATCCCGGGATTGGTTTTCCTTACAATGGCAATTTCGCTTGTTATTGTGTGGGGGTTCCGAAAAATATCAGTTTTTAGAAGAGTCTTTTAACGACTGAATTAACGTTTGAGTACCCGCCATCGAGCGGGTATTTTTTTGCCCGGAGAAAAGTTATGCCAGTAACCGAGAAAGACCGCGACATCCTCGCCCGCACGATTTGGGGCGAGGCGCGAGGCGAAGGCACGGCCGGCCAGATCGCCGTGGCCTGGACGATCCGCAACCGCGTGTTCGACGGCAAGGAGAAGTCGTGGTGGGGCGAGGGCTACGCCGGCGTTTGCCAAAAGCCGTGGCAGTTCAGCTGCTGGAACAAGACCGACCCGAATTATCAGTTCCTGATCGGCGTGAAGCAGATCCCGTTCCGCGAGCTGGCGCAGTGCCGGGTCGTGGCTGACCAGGTCATCGATGGCAAGGTGCCGGACCCAACCGGCGGTGCCACCCACTATTACGCCACCAGCATCAAGGCGCCTGTCTGGGCGGCGAAGGCCAAGCAAACGTTGAAGCTCGGGCACCACGTCTTCTTCAAGGATGTGCCGTAGCCCGAATCCGACTCACTCTTCCTCCTCGCTATCGCGAAGCTTCCTGAGCAGGCGCTGGTTTTCATTGAACAGATGGTTTCTGCTGTGCTCGACGTCGGCGAATCTTCGCCTTTCGCTCAGCAAATCCCCCGAGGCGTACTGAAGCTTGGTCTTGAGAGAATCCATCTCCTGCCTGAGTGCATCATTGTCTCCGACCAAGCCTTCGATATTCGCCAACGCTCGCTCCAGCTTGAGAGTGAGCGCTTCGAATTCGTTCTCGTACATCCTGAGCTGGTGTCGGCACGTTTCGAGCGGGGTCGGGTTGCCGAGCCAATCGTCGGTGTCTTCTATATAGAGGGGGTCCACGGGCACGCCTTACTGAATACTGTTTGCATATACAGTAATCGAGGCTGTGCCAGCGGGCGAGATTGAGGCGACGAACTGTCAGTCGGGCGTCATCAAAACAGCCAAGGTCATTCTGATGAATTCTTCATTCCGATCGAGCGCGGCCAGAGAGCTTCGGACATTTTCGGCGACATCGGCGGATCCGCGCTGCTCGACCCAAAGGGTGAGTTCCATGATGGCGGCTTCGAGCGCGAGTTGATTTTCGTTGATCTTGACGAGCAGGGAAGGGAGTAGGTCTGAGTTCGGCAT